TGAAGTCAAACACCGGTGGCTCATCAGCAAGGTCACTGTTGCCGACTTTCCTATATTCAGCCGCCTTTGCACCATTGTTTACGGGAGAGAACGCACTGGACATAGCAAATACTATACTAGTGTTAGACAACGCAGCACCACTGTTCAGCACGACATGGTACCCAATGGAAGATCCACCGACATTGGCCCAACCCGACATCGAGGCATGTATATGCACATATTCAGACTTTTGTGCTATAAGGTGGGGAGATAGCGAAGAACCAATTGCAGGGTTCAATTCGGATCAGTGGGGTGTGACCGTTGCTGTGGTACCGATAGTTAGGTCGAATTTCTCGAGGGGAAACTTGGTGGCACAAAAGACATTGAACAGATTAGCGTTCCCCTATCTGCAGATAGCTACGTCAGCATCAATGACAGACGAGGCAGGTAATATAGTTTTTGCAACGCAAAGCGCACCATCGTCTGCTACAAATACAAGGATACCGGGACCAACAAGTAAAGTATTATTTGTGTTGTGCGACGAAACGAATAAGGGAAGCACGCCGAACTTGGATTTAACTGTGGGGCCACCGGGTGCAACGGTGTTAGTAAACTATCCACAGGAATCAATTTTTGCGGCGAGCATAGACATCGGGGCAGCCTTAACGGCCACAATGGCCGATGCTAACTGGGCCCAGGCATTGAGCGACTCAATAGAGGACTGGTGTAAGACAGTTGGTTCATTCGGCGACTACGCGAGCGCGCTGATTGCAGCGGCGGATCATGCATTCCAGGTTCCAGCACCAATGGTTATGGTGAATCAAACACTAATCGGCGGGTTAATCGACGAAACAGCCTCAGTACCTACGTGGAATACAACGGACATGAACGCAGCATACGGGACAGCAAATGTCGACAACAAAGCGAATGGGAGGACACACCCGATGGACATGTTCTGCACAACTGCCTTGATGGAAATATCACACCAGGAACTAACGGTGTGTAGCATCGGACAGTTGTCGCCAGTGACAGAAGTGGATGTATCAGCAAACAACTACTTACCATTGATGAGGGTCAGAACACCACTATCACAGAACCTGGGCGCGGTGGTGTCATCGCTGAGGAGAATAGCGAGGGTATTGAGTCAAATGGTGGACGCTGCGTGCTATGACTGCGGAGTAAACGCACTGGAGCTGTGGCAACCAAATCAAGGGGCTAATGTAGGGGGTGGCGACACGGGTGAGATAAACTTATTTTGGACAGCTATGGGGGAACAGATGACGCTAGCGTGCAGAGAGGCGGGTGCAGACACGATACTGTACGACTACTCAACGCTATCATCGAGGGATAACGCGTATTGGCTAAACGAAATTGGACAAACTGCAAGTGAGCCCGTGTTATTGACACCACTGTCAGTGGGATGGGCAAGGGTGCCCAAACACATAATTTCAAGGTTTTGCGACTGGGTCCCACCGCAAATCAATAAGACAACGAAATTGGGAGAGTTGGGTTTAGGACAGGGCTTCCCGACACTGTTGGACTCGTTCTCTATATTGGCGGATGACCCACCCGAGATGTCGAGCGAAAAGTCGGAAGGGTGGATGGTGCTAGCGAACAGGGCAG